GGTTCCGACCGCAAACTTTTTGTACGAGTTAACCTAAGAATCTTTTAGTTAACAACTTACGAGTAAAAATCTGCGTAACTTTTTAGACAAATGAAATATCCCTGCCTAATTTCCAAGAAAATCTCCGAGCTTTCGCCAGCAAAATACAATCCTCGGACAATATCTTCCGACTCATTGGGCAGGCTTACAAAATCCTTGAGCGAGCTTGGGAATCTTCAGCCGATCACTTGGAACGCCAAGACTGGCAACATCGTGGGAGGCCACCAAAGGTTAAAGTGCTATTCGGCACTTGGGAAAGATGAGGTCGAGGTGTGGGCGGTCTGGTTGGATGAGGTGCAAGAGAAGGCGGCTAACATCGCTCTAAACAAGTTAAGCGGGGAGTTCGATATGCCCAAGCTGAAGGACATATTGGAAGAGATCGATGTGGGGGAGATCGATGTGGATATTACCGGATTCAGCTTAGAGGAGATTAGCAAGATGATGGAGGCGAGTATGCCAGAGGAAACAGAGAGTGGAGGGGGCGAGAAGTGTTTGGCGTGTGGGAAGCCCTTGTGAAGAATGATAAGGCAAACCGACCTCGCTCAAAAGTGGAATGTCTCAAGGGCGGCAATCTCCAAGTTCGTAAAGGCTGGGATGCCGCTAACAAGCGTCAACGATGCCGAGCGTTGGAAGTTGAGCAATCAAAAGCGGGTGAGCAAGACCGAGATCAGTTTGATACCATCCCCGAACTCCTCCGAGCCATTGAAGGACTCGGATGCCGAGTTATCTGTATCGAAAACCTCGCTTGGCAGATTGAATCGAGCCAAGAACGCCGAGGTAGTTGCTTACTCATTGGTAGCTACGGCGGCAACAAACAAAAACCCAGTAGCTATGAGGGCGGCAGTTCAAGGATGGGGCGAAGCAAAAAAGCGAGTCGCAGAAGCCGAAATGGAACACGCCCGGTGGGAAGAAGTGAGCCGAGTCACAGTTCGGATGGGGGAAGTGCAAGAATGGATAACGAAGTGGCACGGAGCAATAAGATCGCTTCTAGATGCCCTTCCTTCGAGCCTAGCGGCCAGAGCAAACCCATCAGACCCAGAATGTGCAAAGCAAGCCATCCAAGACGGAATCAATCAAATCTTTGTTACCATCCAGAAAGCAGAGGGGGCGTTTAAGTGATATTAGGATTAAAAATAGGGGTCGGGATAGTGCTTGGAATCGTGCTACTCAATGTAGCGTTCTGGGCTTGCATTATTCTCGCCTATCTACTCGCTACTTTATTTGAGTGCATCGGGAAGTGGATTAAAAAGTGAATGAATGTTTCCTCATCATCCTTGCCACCCTTGGTTTGCTAGGATTGATTCTGCCGTTCTTTGACGAATGAAACGCTCACCACTCAAACGCAAAACGCCACTCAAACGAGGCGGGAAACTACGCCGAGTGTCTGCCAAGAGACGAAAGCAGAACGAGGTCTATTCTGATGTGCGAGAGAAGTTTCTAGGCAACACCCCAGTCTGCCAAGTTTGCCAGAGCAAGATGGCGAGCCAAGTTCACCATAGGCGAGGAAGGTTTGGGGACAGGCTCAACGAGGTAGAGTTTTTCTTGGCGGTTTGCTTTGAGTGCCATCATCAAATCCATATGAACCCCGCTTGGGCATATGCAAAAGATTATCTGGTTAAGAGATGAACATCGGGGCGTTCAGCCGTAGTTTCTTTGAGCCAAGAGAACAATTATCAATCCCAGAATGGGCAGAGAAAAACCTTACGCTCTCGGCAAGGGTAACGAACATACCCGGAGCGTATTCGACAACCCTCACGCCTTATGTCCGTGAACCCCTAGAGGCTTTTGGAGATGATTCGATTCGGAGGGTTGTTCTTGTCTGGGGAGCGCAGACCTCAAAGACTACAACGATTCTCGCTGGCCTAGCCTACCGAGTAGCAGAGCGACCTTGTCCGGTCTTGTGGGTGATGCCCTCGGAACATTTGGCCCGATCATTTACAGAAACCCGCTGGCTTCCGATGGTTGACGATTGCCCAGCCCTAGCCAAAGAACGGCCAGAAAATACAGACCGAATAAAAATCCTAGAGCAACATTTTAAGCGATGCTCGGTGTGGTGGGCTGGAACAAGTGCCTCGGCTCTTTCTAGTCGTTCGATTGCATTGCTCTGTATGGATGAGGTGGACAAGTTTCCAGAGCAAGCGGGGTCGGGGAGGGAGGCCAATCCGGTGCAGTTAGCAGAAGCACGAGTCAGCACCTACCCCAACCATCTCATTATAGCAACCAGCACCCCGACAACTGCCGACTCAATAATCTGGGCTGAATGGCAGAAGGGCGATATGCGCTTCTATTTTGTGCCTTGTCCCCATTGTGGATTAAAACAAAAACTAATCTGGGGACAAGTGAAGTGGGACGAAGCGGCCAAGATAGAAGATGGCGTTTATGATTACGCCCTAGTGAAATCGTCGACCTATTACGAGTGCGAAGGGTGTAAGGGCAAGATTCAAGACGGCCAGAAAACCAAGATGCTGAGAGAGGGCGAGTGGAGGGCAACCAATCCCAAGGGCGAACCAGCCAGACGCTCGTATCACCTTAACGGCCTATACGCTCCGTGGGTTAGCTTCGGGAGCTTGGCGGTAAAGTTCCTGCAAGATAAGCACAGCGGGATTATCGGCCTACAAGATTTCGTGAACCGAGTTCTAGCCGAGCCGTGGATGGAACACGAAAGCGAAAAGATGCAGATCGTTCCCGGCGCTTATAAGATGGGCGAGGTAAGGATGGGCGATAAGCTGATTATGAGTTGCGACATCCAAGAGGCGGGGGGCTTCCATGCTTGGTGCGTAGTGAGGGCTTGGGATTTGGAGGGCAAACCAAGGCTCGTGTGGGCTGGTAGGCTAGAAACTTGGGGCGACATAAAGGCAAAACAAGATGAGTTTGGTGTTGAGGATAAATGCGTGCTAATTGACTCGGGCGATCAAACCCGAGATGTATATTTGAATTGTTGCAAGAACGGCTGGGTAGCGTTGGTTGGCTCGGACAAGACCAGCTTCTCCGAGATCGTGAACGACCAGAAGGTTCAAAGGCCATACGCTCGAATCGCAAATGGCGACCCCTTCTCTGGTAAGGCAGTTCAATCCAAGGCGGGGTGGAAGTGGAAGCTCTGCCCGATTTGGAGATGGTCGAACCCATCCATCAAAGACATCCTTTCCCAACTTCTCAAAGAGGAGGGCTTTATCGCCCTAGATACGCCCGATGTTTGGAAGGTGCATATTGAGGCAGAGGTGAAGGTAAGGGTGAAGAATCCGATGACTGGCAGGGAAAGACTTGTCTGGAAGCAAATCGGGAAGCACAATCATTTAATGGACTGCGAATGCATGAATATCGTGGGGGCGGCACTCCACGGACGGCTCAAAGTTTCACCCGCAAGTTTGACAGAGGAGGTTGAGAATGGCGAAGGGTGATTTCATTGGGCTACCCCTTGCCACCCTAACTTCTCTGCGTGATAAGTATGTGACTTGTCTTGAGGCGATTGCGGTGGCTGGGTCTAGCTATTCGATAGCGGGACGCTCTTTTTCTAGGGCGAATCTTGGGGAAGTTCGTGATACTATCGCAGAGCTAACCCTTGCCATCCAGTCTGTCAACGGCACTCGTATCCGCACGACCTACGCCAACTTCTCGTGAAAAAAGCCCAGCTAAACTTAATCGATAAAGCTGTTGCCTTTCTAAACCCGCAGGGTGCAGTTAATCGAATGATTGCACGGCAGAAGCTAGTCAACTTCTCTTACGATGCGGTCAAATATACAAGGGAACGCAAAGGGCCGAGTTCGCTTTCTGGTGCGGAAGATTATCGTTCCAACTATGACCGAGTGGAGCTTATGAAAAGGGCGAGGGACTTGGCAGAGAATGTTGGCCTTGTTCGCTCCATCCTTATGAAGTTCGCCAGTCATACAGCCGCAAACATTTCCTACCAAGCACGAACCGAGAACCCAGAAGTCAATACCGAGGTGGAGGCATATTGGGCGGAGTGGTGGGACAAGTGCGATATCTCGACAAGGCACACCGGCTCGACTCTGATGCAAGTGGCGATGATGTCGATGCTCCGAGATGGTGATTTTCTTTTTGTTTTAGTCCGAGACAAGGACGGCAACTTAAAGATTCAGGGCATCGAGGCAGATAGAGTAGGCGACCCATTTAAGGTTTATACAAGCCTAGATTTGATCGGTGGAATCCATATTGATCGGGACACTGGTGCGCCAACCGCCTACGATATTTACAACCGAAGCATCGGGGACTTCTACACCTACCAAGCAACCATCCCCTCAAGCCAAGCCTTTCATCTGTTCGACCCACTCCGCATTGACCAGTACCGAGGAATCTCCGCTTTCCATACGGCCATAAATGATTGCACAGACATTTACGATATCGTGAACTTTGAGAAGATGGCGGCACGAGTCGCCTCTTCTCAATCCGCAGTTGTTCGCAGGAATAACAACAATGCCTCCGATCTCTCCACGCTCACAAACGATGAAAATGTTAATGGTGATACTATCAAGCTAGAAGCGATTGAGTCGGGCAAAATCTCCTACCTAGAGCCGGGTGAAGATATCGTGTTCCCCGATGGGCCGAGCCGTCCCTCCGGTGCGTTTGCAGAGTTCCACAAGATTCTCCTCCGCAATATCTGCCTTGGCCTTGGCATCCCTTACAGCTTCGCCGTCGACCCTTCCGCTATGTCTGGCCCGACAGCCCGCCTTGAGATGCAACAAGCAGGGCGCACCTTCCGTAGATACCAGAAGCTCCTAGATGATAAAGTTCTGCGCCCAATTAAGAACATCGTGATTGCCGATGCAGTAGCAAGGGGATTGATTGATAACAATGTTGGGACAAGAACGACCAAGGGCATATTCAATTTCGGAGCGAATGTCTCTATTGATTTGGGGAGAGAATCTGCCTCAGCTATCTCCGAGTTCAAGACTGGCCTCCGAACTGCCGCCGACATCTACGCAGAGCGTGGGCAAGACTTTGAGAGTGCTATGAGACAGAGGGCTATTGAAGCCAAGCTAGTGAAGGATTTGGCAGAGAAGTATGGAGTAGCCCCAGAGACGATTTCCGATATTGTTACCCCGACACCACCACAACCCCAACAACCTCCCGCCCCTGCACCCAAACCAGTTGCACCCGATAAGGACGAACCAGAGGAGGGCGAGGATGAGGGTGGAGACCAGAAGCCAATCCCAGAAGACCCGGTTGATGGCGATGGTCAAGAGGTAGGACTGGATTGCGGAACTGGTGCGGGCGGATTCAAGGAAGGCAATACTTGTTCGGGCGGAGGAGGTGCGGACGGTCAAGACTCCGAACCAAAAGAAAGATATAGGGATAGGATTGAGGGAACAGATGAAGAAGTTAAGAATGAGGAACGAAAGAGGGAGAGGAAATTAAAAAATCTTAAACAAAAAGTAGTCGAGTCTAAACAAAGAGAAGCGGATATTCGAAAGCAAATATCAGACCTAAATCAAAAAATAGCATCCAAAACAACGGATTATGACGCTAAAATAGCGGCGATTGATAAGGTTGCAGAAGAAATGATACAAGAGAGCAAGCAAAGACAAGTAAAAATTCAGCAAGACCTAGACAAAAAACTTGCGGCCATTGCAGAGAAATCTAAAAAAAGACAAGAGGCTATCGTAGAGAAATACAAGAAACGAAAAGAGGAAAGAGAGGCAAAAAGATCGGTTGCATCGACAAAGAGGAGCAGTTCTCTAGAAAAGAATTTAGAAGAGGGTGATGAGATTGAGTCAGATGAAAAAATTGAATCTGAAATCTCAAATGCAGAAAAAAACAACGATAAACTTAACTCTTTGGTTTCGGAGCTAAAAGCAATCCTAGAAGAAATAGGCAACGAAGAAGCTAAAAAAAAAGTTCTTGAAAGCCTAGACCCCGCATCCATCAAGATGCTGATTGAGGGAATGATGGGCGGGATTGAGTTGGCGAAGTATGATGGGATTGATTTTACCCCACCAGTAGGAGCTAGGGAGGCCGCTAAAAGAGCCTTGGATGTTAGAGAGACAAAACCACCCAGCCAAAGGGGAATGACCCCCGTGGGCATCGCCAGAGCTAGGGACTTGCAAAATGGCGTGAAGCTATCGCCCGACACAGTAAGGCGAATGCTGAACTTTCTAACTCGCCATGAAGTAGATAAGAAGGGCGCAACTTGGGATGAGCAGGGGAAGGGCTGGCAGGCGTGGCACGGATGGGGTGGCGATGCTGGCTTTTCTTGGGCAAGGAAAGTAGTTGGACAGATGGAGGCTAGGGACAACAAAGAACTTGCCCGACCAGTATCCCAAACCCCAGCCCCTCCCAAGGAACGAATCAAAGGCTCAAAAGAAAACCCAGAAGGCACGGCATCCACCAGAAGTAAAGCTGGTGACATTGAGATTTCAGAGCAGAACGAAGAAGCCCTCAAGAACAAGATTGCCGAGTTCAAGGACAAGCACCCTCAACGCAAAGCCCCCACCCTTGGAGCGTTGAAGAAAGTATTCAGAAGGGGGGCGGGTGCGTTCTCGACCAGCTTCCGACCTACTATAAGCGGGGGCAAGCCCAACTCAAGGAACGCTTGGGCGATGGCAAGGGTGAACAAGTTCTTGAAGATGGCTGGCGGTGGAGAGGTTAAGAAGTCATACCGAGCGGCAGACGGCGACCTCCTTTGACATAATCTAGGCATTTATGCCTTTACCCCTACCTTCCGCAGACGAATCAGAGCAAGACTTTGTATCCCGCTTTATGGGTGACGAGCAAGCTATCAGCGACTTCCCAGACGAACAACAAAGGGCGGCGGTTGCCTATTCTACCTACCGGGACGAGGAGATGGAGGAAATGGAGCTAGGCGGGGTGAGTATTTTGGAGGTGGGAGAGGCTAAGGGACACGACCTTTTCGTGGATAAGATCAGCCTAGAAACCGCCCTCAAACTTATGAAGGGAGCAAGGAACGGAATTAAGGTGAAGATCAACCACGGCTCTGGTCTCGAAAGTGTAGTAGCCTTCGCCAGAAACCCTCGCATCGAAGGGGACAAGCTAGTGGCCGACCTTCGCTTGCTCCGCAACTCGCCCCACTACGGATTGATTAAAGAGATGGCCTCCGAAGCCCCCGACCAGTTCGGCGTTTCCCTAGCCTTTGTGAATGAGTCCGAGACGATTGGCGGCAAGGATTACATTCGACCCCAGAGCATCGCCTCTGCTGATTTAGTTTCCTCCCCGGCGGCCACCAATGGCCTCTTTGAAGAAATGGTAAAGTTTATGGAAAATCTGGGATATGTAAGCGGAGGAAAGACAATCCCAGCCGTAGTTAAAGAAGCCGTGGAGGAAGCTCCACTTGACAAAAAGGACAAATCAAATATGGAAAACAACGATTATAAAAAAGACATGGACGAAATTAAGGTTCGTCTCTCTGCCTTGGAAGAGGCAATGAAACCCAAGGAAGAAATGAAGAAAGAGGAGATGGCCGAGGAAGCTCCCAAGATCGTCATCGAAAAAGAAGATGAAGATGAGAAAGAGGAGAAGACCGAGGAAATGAGCGAGGTCGTGAAAAAAGTTCTAACCGAGTTCGGCATTAAGCCCATCCCCGCCTCCCCTTCAATCGAAGTTCCTTCCGAGAAAAAGGAAGAACCCAAAACTTTTGAAGCTCTCGTGGCCGCCCATAGCGACTACGGAACAAGCAAGCTCAAGGCCATGAAAGCCGTGATGCTCTCCAACCCCAAAGAATACTCCGAGGCTCTGACTCGTGGTATTACTAAACTCTAATAAAAGGATAATACTAAAATGGCAACAAATATTGACGGTGGTGCAGTTCGCACCTTTAACTTCGCTTCGGCGATTTCGGCTTACCGATTCGTCCAAATCGGAACAGATGGATTGGCAGTAGCGGCAGTCTCCGGCACGGCTCGTGCGGTTGGCTCTACTATTTCCGATGTGGCGGCTGGTGACAACGGTGCAGTCAAGCTGTTCTACCCAACCTTCTTTGCAACTTGTGATGTGGCGATTGCCGCTGGCGGCCTAGTGGCTACTAGCACGGCTGGCCTCGTGACAACCGCGGCGGCCAATGTGGGCGTTGTCGGAGTTGCTCTCGAAGGTGGCGCGGCTGATGCGGTCATCGAAGTCGCAGTTCCTTTAACCCAGTAATTTAACCAACCAAGAAAGAATATAAATATATGGCATACGTAAGTGGCGGTTCAACAATTCGCGCCGACATCAACCAAGCGTTGATCGAAGCCCCTCAAGCCGATGTCGGTTTGATCGGAGCGCAACTTCTCCCTTTGCAGAATGTAGATGCAAAGAGTGGAACTTATCTCAAGGTTCAACTTGGAGGTGCAGACCTCTTGACCAACAATGCAACGGCTCGTGATTCTGGTTCTGCTTACAGCCGAGGGATTCGTTCCTTCAGCTCCGCAAACTATTCCACGGATGAGTTCGGCTTGGAAGAGCTCCTCGACGACGCCACTGCTCTGGACTTAAACAGATTTTTTTCGTACGAGGCAGAAACTGCGAAGTTCTTGCTCCGTCAGTTAAAACTCTCCCACGAGAAGCGGGTGTCCGATCTTCTCTGGGCTGGCTCGACTCCCTTCACCATCTCTGACCAGACTCGTGCAGTAGCCTACACGAACACGAACATCGCCACGGTTGATGTGGCTCGTGACGTAGCGGCTGCCAAGCTCGCTCTTAACCAGTATGGTTATGAAGTGAATTGTATTGCAATGTCGGCGAATGTGTTTGAGTTGATCAGACGCTCCACCCTCCTCCAGAATCAGTTCTTCGGAGTTATCTCCAATACTGGTGCCCGGTTGTTGAGCGAAGCTGAAATCGCGGCGGCTCTGGGAGTTCAGAACCTCCTCGTTGGTCGTGCGGCGATCAACTCTGCTGGCAAGAACAAAGCCTACTCTGGTTCATTCGTTGTTCCAGACACCAAGATCATCGTAGGTCAGATTTCTGGTGGTGAGTTCACCGCTGGCGGAATCGGGCGCACCTTGGTCTGGTCGGGTGACTCGGCTGGTGGTTTCGTCTCTGAAAGCTATCGTGACGAAGCTCGCCGTAGCCAAGTGCTCCGCGTTCGCATGAACACGGACGAAGTTGTGATTGACCCGAACGCCGCCGTTCGTATCACCACTAACTACTCCGCTAGCTAAAGACTGGTTGTTTCATAGGAATGGGGGGGGGGCGAAAGCTCTCCCCCCTTTTCTTTTTGACATAAATAGTGAAACTATGGTAGGAAATCCTTATGACAATTAACGGCGGCATTCGGATTGGTGGACTTAGCGTAGCGCAAGTATTCGACCCTGATGCGGCGGCATATGTTACTACTGCCGGAGTTACTGATGCTACCGCCAAAACTCAAATCAATGACTTTGTAAAAGGAATAAAAAATCTCGGGTTGTGGTCAAATATAATCTCTTGGCCTCTTCGTTCCGCTCAAAACGCTGGAACTGGAACGACTGCGTATAGCTTGGGTGGGTTGATAACTAAAAATGGTACACTAACAAACGGCCCAACTTGGGGAACTGATGGCATTAACTTTGATGGTGCTAATGATTACATCAATGTTCCATTTACTGAAAAATCTGGATATACTAGCCATAATTTTGGAACAATAGCTTCATTAACCTCTGTTGCAGATACGCGAATAGCAGTTCAGGGTGGTGGCCCTTGGGTTGGAATAAAAGGAGCAACTGGATTGCTTACAGTTTCCGACGATGGTGCAGATACTAGTCTTGGCGCATACACATTAAACGATTTTTTCGGAGCAAACTACGATAAAACAGGAGGATCATATAAAGCATATCGAGCCGGGAATTTAATTGGAACCACCTCAACTGCAGTAACGCTAAGCTCATCACCACTCTTGATTGGTACTTATGCAACTAATTTTTTTTTCTGGTCTGGAACAATCGCTTTTGCACATTTATTTGATAAATCCTTAACTGATGATGAAAATTTAAGTCTATACAACCTCTATAAAACCACCCTCGGAACTGGACTTGGCTTGCCGTAATTAAAAAATAGAAACCCTACTGAAATCCTAAAATGAAATACCCCCTTTCTGTTTACCTCATAGCTGGAAATGAAGAAACCTACATTGAGCGTTGCCTCAAGTCGTTTGCCCCCATCGCAAAAGAAATGGTTGTTTGTATTTCTAGGGGGTCAGCTACGCCCGACAAGACCGAGGAAATTGCAAGTGGGCTTGGAGCGAAGATCGTTCATTACCAAAATAAAAGAACTGATTGGAATCACATAGACGATTTTGCCACAGCAAGGAACACGGCTCTTGATGCTTGTTCGAGTGAGTGGTGTTTATGGGTCGATGCTGACGATGTAATGGCCGAGGATGGGGCGAAGGTTGTCGAGGAGGCTATTGACCTTGCCATTCAAAAAGACGCTCACCTTGTGGCGTTAAAGTACAATGTGGACAACGCTGGACTCATCCCACTCCGAGAGGAAATCTCGAAGCGAGGCACTTGTAGTTGGAAGAACCGAGTTCACGAAATGCTGGTTTGCAAAGAGCCGAACAAGACGATTGGCGTGGATAAGATTTTCCGAATCCACAAGCCCCACGGATACAAGCCAAGGAGTGCAGAGAGGAACTTAAACATCTTGGCCGATACGCTTGCCCCAGCCGCTAACTCCCTTTACTACCAAGCCCAAGAGTATTTTCTATCTGGGCAGATTGAAAAGTGCATCGATTCTAGTATGCGAGCGTTGGCCTTTCCAGAACTAGAGGACACGCTTCGATATGATGTGCTTTGCAATTTGGGGAGAGTCGCACCAGAAAACGAGAGGCTTTCTTATCTTGGACAAGCCGTAGCCTTGCAACCCGATAGGCGAGAGGCTTATTTCTATATCGCAAATCATTGGTCGGGCAAGGGCAACTGGGTAAAGGCTTATGGTGCGGCAAGGACTTGTCTGACTCTGCATAGGCCAAAAGCGCACTACTGGAACTTGGTAGAGGCGATTTACAACTGGCAAGCGATGGACTTATACGAGACGGCTTCTGTGTGCGTGGGAGAAACTGCCGAGGCTGAAAAGATTAAGAAGATGCGACCCGCCCCAAAGATCAGCATTGTTCACGCTACAAGAGGAAGGCCACAAGTCGCTTGGCAGAGGCGTTGGCAATGGCTTTCCCTTGCAGAGAAGCCCCTAGAAATTGAGTGGCTGTTTATGGTCGATCACGATGACCCCACCGACTACACCCCCCACCAAGCCATTAGGTGCAACCCCGGAGGCATCGTCAACGCTTGGAACGCAGGGGCAAAAATAGCAAAAGGGGACATTATCGTTCAGATGAGCGATGATTGGACACCACCCCGCCATTGGGATGCCCTAATTTCGACCGCTATGGGGGATACAGCGGGGGAGAAAGTGTTGGCAGTATCAGATGGCCTCCGAACCGACAAACTGCTTTGTATGGCGATTCTGACGCAATCGAGGCTCAAGAAGCAAGGGCATCTATTCCATCCAGACTACCAAGACTCGGACGGCATCTATTCCGACAACGAGTTCACGGATAGAGCCTATGCAGAACAAGCCGTAGTTGAGGCTAGACATATCCAATTCAAGCACGATAACCCTATGTTTAATGGCGGGCAACCAGACGAACAATTAAAAAACCACAACAAGCCAGAGTTCTACGAGAAAGGAAAAGCAATCTATGAAAAACGCAAAGCAAATAATTGGATGTAGGAAAGAAAAAAGCGGGGAGAATACCAAGGGGCTTGGTATAATTAAATTCGGCAAGTCTCGCCCCGACCCCACCAAGTATGTGAAGGTTGATATCACCTATGACGAAAAAGCAGAGAAAGATTTGTATGAGTGTGGGATGATTGCGTTAAAGCACGACAAGGAAGCAGTTATTCAATATGTGATCGTTAAGGCTCTTACTGGATATGCAAAGTGCAAGAAGTAAGCATTAACGATTCATTCGGAAAAGCCCTTGCAAAGTATAGCGAGGGATTAGATGTTGGCCTAGAGATCGGGGGAGGAACTGGGGACGGCTCGACTCAATGTATTAGGACGAAAAGACTATTCAGCATCGAGAACCACCCCGACCGCATCGGCAGGCATTCGATGAATCTATCTGCAAGGGGAGGCGTTGCTATCAATGGAACGGCAACCCTATCAAAGCTCTGGATGAACAAGAACGACATCGAGGAATTTTATAGGACTATCAAAACAAATCTCAACCAATACCCGCTAGAAACAGTTTTGGGCTGGCACAATGTCTGCCTAGAGACCGCCTTTCCTTACTCAACCAACGCAATCGAGGACATTCACTTTGAGCATAATGTGGATTTTAACTTTGTTCTGATTGATGGTTCTCCCTTTTCTGGTGAGGCCGAACTCCGTTGCGTTCGTCCCTTCCTAGCAGAGAAGGCAATCATCGCATTGGACGATGTGAACGATATTAAGAACTGGGCAAACTACCACAAGCTCAAGGGATTCGCGGAACTGCTCTGGGAGGATTTGTCGGTGCGTAATGGTGCGGCCATATTCCGGCTATGACCATTGTTCAAATCGGATGCAACGATGGGAAGGATCATGTCCTAGACTTTTGCCAAAAGAACAGGGAGAGCATCGAGGCAATACATCTCATAGAGCCAAACCCAGAAGCACTTGAGGATTGCAAGGAGACATATTCAGATTTCAAGCAAGCCCGATTTTATAGCCTTGCGATTGTCCCGAATTATGCCGACTCTGTTGACTTGCACATTCCACGCTCTAGGACACTCAACGCTCACGCCTCAACATTGAAAATTCACCTAATAGACCACGGCCACACAAGTTTTGATACAATCAATGCACCGGCCACAAGCCTTTCCGATTTCCTCCATTCAAACAAAATTGAGAAGTGCGATAGACTTTATATCGACGCGGAGGGCTTGGATTGTGAGATCATACTTAATTTTGATATTGAAAAACACAATATTAGAAGAATCGAATTTGAGACCCTTCATTCTGATGGATTTCTAGCAAAGGGCAAAAACTACAACTCTTGCATTGAGAAGCTAAAAGCCCTCGGCTACAAGGCAACAGAAGCGGGTGAATATAACGAGGCTTACGAACTATGAACCATATTATTGCAGATTTTGGAGAGGATTGGTTCGACTCGCCCAATGTCTATAAAATGCTTGTGGAGAATTGCAGGGACGATGGGAAGATTGTTGAGCTTGGTGCGTGGAAGGGAAGAAGCTCGGCGTTTCTTGTGGTTGAGGCATACAATAAAAACCCAAAGATCGAGGTTCATATTGTTGATACTTGGGGAGGAAACCCCTTTGATGGTTCACAAGATCAATCTGATGGCCTATACCATAAATTCATTTATAATATGTCTCTCCTTACCAGACCCTACCAAGCCCACAGAATGACAACAAACGAGGCGGCGGGGCTTTTTAAGGACGAATCTTTAGACGCAGTTTTTATAGACGCAGATCATTCGTATGAGGCCGTGAAGCTAGACATTCAAAATTGGTTGCCGAAGGTTCGCAAGGGCGGGATATTGGCTGGACACGATTATAATTCTGCTTGGCCGGGAGTCATAAGGGCGGTTAATGAGATACTTCCAGAGGCAGAAAAAATAGATTATTGCTGGGTAAAAAAATGCTGAC